GCCGACAGTAAAAGCTCCGGTGTTGATGGCGTTGCTGCTAATCCTGCGACCGATGAGGCTGCTGTAAGTGCAGTAGCAGATGCGAAAGCATTGGATAAGATGGCCAAGGTAATGAATAGTAAATTTGGAGGTGCGAAATAATGGAAATGATTTCCAACATGAACGGAACTCATTATGATGAGCTTATTGGTGGTACAGCAGTACCGGTACTTACTAAAAACGTAACGCTGAAAGGAGTTACGGCCAGCTATAAGCGAGGCACATTGTTAGCTTTAGTTGGCGGTAAATATGAGATTGTAGATAGCACAGCATCTGAAAGCGGAGCTGATAAAGCGTCTGTGATCCTTGCCAATGACATTGTTTTATCCGGGACCGACGTTGTTACTACAGTTTATATCAGCGGTCAATTTAATCGTGAAAAACTTATTGTGGCACAAACATCTGATAATGCCACTGCTCATGAAGAAGAACTGCGTGCGGTCAATATCTATTTGACCAGCGTGAAATAAGGAGGATGAAGATAATGCCTATTAATATTGATGATACCAGAACTTTGCTGCAGGCGATTGAGCGCACCAATCCGCCGACTACGACATTGATTGATACTTTTTTCCCCGCGGTTAAAACCTTTTTGACGAATACCGTGGATATGGAATACCGCAAAGGCGGTCGCAGAATGGCGCCGTTTGTTGTACCGGGCAGCAAGGGTGTAAATATGAGCCGTAACGGTTCGCAGATCAGGTCTTATAAAGCTCCGCTGATGCGCCCTAAACGGACTATCGAAGCGTCTGATATTGAGCGTCGTGGTTTTGGCGAAGATATCTACAGTACTCGTACCCCGGCAGAACGTGCGCAAGAATTGCGCGCTTATGACATGGCAGAATTGATTGATGCCTGCGTCCGTCGTCAGGAGTGGATGGCTGCACAGCTTTTGATCAACGGTGAATACGAATGCAAAGGCTATGCCGACGATGGTGAAACTGTTGTTGTTGATACGATTACATTTTCTGAATTTGACAATAAAACAACTCTGTCCGGATCGGACACATGGGATAATGCAAGCGCCAAAATTTATGATGTCATGGGTGACACATCTCAGAAGATTCGCCGCAACGCGGGTATGATCCCTACAGTGGCCCTGTGTTCACAGAATGTAGTATCCTACCTGCTCAATAACGAGCAGCTTTATAAATATTTGTTGGTGCCCAGCCGTGAAAATTTAGCACTGATGAGCATTCAGCCGAAGCTGGTAAGACCGGAATTGCTGCGAGTTGGTTACATTGAATCCCTTAATCTGGAAATCTACGCTTATGATGGCGTGTACGAGGGTGACGATGGTAACCTTGCCCAGTATATCCCTGATGATCATATGATTATTGGTGTGCCCGGTCGTGGTAAACGTCTCTTTGGCGCAGTAACGCAGCTTGAAGACGACAAACAATTTCGTACTTATGAAGGCGCATACATTCCTAAAGTTACCGGCAATACTGAAAGTGATACGACTACTCTGGCTATGTCCAGCCGCTGTGTAGTATGTCCGGAGTTTTTGGATGATTGGGCGACCTTGAAAGTTAAATAAGGAGGTTTGTAAATGCAACAAGTATTGATAAAGAAATTTACTTTGCTGCGCAATGGCGTCGAGTATAAGGCAGGAACGATCCTCGAACTGCCGGAAGTTGAAGCGAATGCGCTGGTAGCAGGTGCGCCGAAAGAATTTGAAAAAGTTTCGGTGGAAAGTACAGAAAAAGCAGAAAGAACATTGAAAGATTTTACCAACACCGAACTGAAAGCTTTATGCGAAGAAAGAGGCTTAGAAGTGCCTAAGGCAGCTAATAAAGCAAAGCTTTTAGAACTGCTGGAGGGTGCGGCCGATCAGCAAGATGAGACCGATGGTGATAGCCTACCTCCAGTCAATGCCGCAGCTACAGTAAAATGAAAACCTTTCGTGAGCAGATAGCCGCAGATAATACTGCGGCTTTTATTAACTCGTTAGAATTTGCCGATAAACATAACTTGAATGGTACCGAATGCAGCGCCATCTTGCAAGACATTTCTGTTGCAGAGGGGTTATCTACGGGGACTGGATCCAGCCAAACTTATCCTGGTATTTATGGCAGTCGGTTACAGGTAAATTGCTTGGCAGAAGCTTTGCCTGAGCTTCCTGTATATGGACAGCTTTTCGGCGTCAATGATAAGCAGTATCTGGTTGAGAGCTGTGCTGATGACATGGGAATTTTGACTATCCAATTGGTGGCGAATGACAGATGATATCTATTGATGCAAAGGAAATAGAAAAAGCCAAGAGTCTGCTTAAGAATTATCCTCAGCAAGTAATAGCGGCGGCAGCGAGTGCAATAAATCGTACGTCTGCAATGGTAAAGACTGAAGTATCTAAAACCATCAGAAAAAACTATCTGATATCAGCAAAAGATATAAAGTCTACTTTAAGTATTAAACGTGCTTCTCGGTTAAAGCTTACTGGAATGATCAGTTCTATAGGGCAAGCACCGTTGATCACTGCTTTTAGAGTACGGGCATATAAGAAAGGGCCAGTAAGGGTGCAAGTAATGAAAAAAAATAAACCCAAACCGGTTCCAGGTTTATTTATTGGTTCTTCATTGAAAGGCTATGTTGGAGCTATGCAGCGCAAAAATTTAAGTATGCGTTATCCTTTGCGCATACCTCATGGTCCCAGTGTTCCGCAGATGTTTTCAGCAGAACGCTCAATGAGTGTGATTGCCCCGTTTGCAGAAAAAACATTGAATCAAAGATTTTTACATGAAGTTTCATACCGTTATGGGAAATTTGGAGGACGTTAATGACACAGGTTGAATTAATGGAAAATTTGACGGGTTTTCTAAAAAATATTGTCCGAGAGTATGAATCGCAGCAATCTGATGGGACTTATTCTCCGATAAATGTTTATCCGGGATACCTGCCAGTGAAAACTAATGCCAAGGAAAGTGAATCATGTATTTATGTGCTGGTTCTTGAATGTGAAGATGGTGATGAGCAGAGTGCAGCAAAGGTTGAAATAGGATTTAGTATCATTGACGGTGATACTTCTGAGGGGTGGCGCAGCTTGTTTAATCTTATGGAACATGTACGTCAGGCATTGCTTAAAAAGCGTACTGTAGTAAATAAGCATCGGCTTATACTACCTATAAAGTCTAAAGTAGTAGAAGATCAACCCTTCCCCCAGTGGCAGGGATTAATGACGGTTAGTTATACATTGGGTAAACCAGTAGAGGAGGAAATAAACTATGGCTATTAACAAGAAAAATGTCCAAGCAGTAAAAGCTGAGCGTTTTATTTATGTTGGTCCGTCTTACAAAAACGGAAAGTTATTGAAATATCAGGTATTCATTGGCGGGTTACCAACTCATATTGATGATGTATTTGAAAAGTGTCCGCAAATTAAAAAACTGTTTGTAGCTATTTCAGAATTGCCAGAAGCTGAAAGGGCTATTGCAAAAGCGGGAACACCTATGAATAAATATTACCAAGCTGCTGTTTTGGCAGAAAAGGAGGAATAACATATGGCATATAAGCATGGCGTATATACATCTGAGGTGCCAACATCTATTGTTCCAGCAGTAAATTCTACTGCTGGGTTACCAGTTGTTTTTGGTACGGCTCCAATTCATTTGGCAAGTAACAGAGCAGAGGTTAATAAACCTATTTTGTGCTATACATATGCAGAAGCGGTAGCGGCTATGGGATATAGTGAAGATTGGGAGAAATACACTCTTTGCGAAACTATTTATAGCCAATATTCGCTTTATGCAGTTTCACCGACAGTTTTTGTTAATGTTTTAGATCCCAAAAAACATAAAGCGCCGGTCAGTGATAAAGAGGTTCAGTTCAACAGTGAAAAAACTGTGATTGTAAATGATCCAGTGTTACTTGAAACATTGAAAGTAAAAAAAGCATCTGCCGGACAACCACTGACGGAAGGCGTTGACTATGAAGCTGCTTTTGACAGTGATGGGAATTTAGTAATTACTGCATTAAGTGGCGGACAGCTTACAGACAGTGCTTTTTTGGACTATGAAAAAATTGATCCCTCAGCCGTGGATAAGGATGACATTATTGGTGGTATTGATATCAGTACGGGCGCATACACAGGTCTTGAGAATCTTTCAAAAGTATTTCCTCTGTATCGTTTAGTACCTGGTATGGTGCTTGCTCCTGGTTGGACACACGATCTAGAAGTGGCCGCTGTTATGACTGCCAAAGCAAGTACTATTAACGGTTTGTTTAAAGCTTCTGTTTTGGTAGATGTTCCGGCTGACACAGTAAGAAAATATACCGATGTTCCGGCTTGGAAAAATAATAACAATTATGTTGGAGTGGATCAAATAGTCTGCTGGCCTATGGTAAAACTTGGCGAAAAGAAATATCATCTTTCTACTGCGGTAATGGGTGCGATGGGCGTTTTGGATGCAAAAAATGATGATATTCCCTATGAAAGTCCTTCAAATAAAAATATACAAATGGATGGTTTATGTTTGTCTGATGGAACTGAAGTGGTTTTAGATCTGGAACAAGCTAATTATCTTAATGGGCAGGGTGTAGTTACTGCCCTGAACTTTATCGGTGGGTGGAAGTTGTGGGGGAATCGTACTGGTTGTTATCCTGCAAATACAGATGTAAAAGACAATTTTATTTGTTTACGGCGTATGTTCAATTGGCATGCACAGACCTTTATTCAAAGTTATTGGTCTAAAGTAGATAACCCGATGAACAAACGACTTATTGATCTTGTCGTGGATAGCGAAAATATTCGCATTAATGGATTTGTTTCAAGAGGGTTCTTGCTTGGTGGAAGAATTGAATATTTGAAAGAGGAGAATCCAACAACAGATCAGATGGATGGTATTGTAAGATTCCATACTTATTTTACGCCGCCGGTTCCGGCACGTGTCATTGAAAATACTATCGAGTTTGATACGTCTTATCTTGAGACGTTGTTTGGTTAATGAGGAGGATGAAAGATGAGTAATAATGTTGTTCCGGAAAAGCTAATTAACTTTAGAGCCTATAATGACGGAAATGATCTTCTTGGCGTAACTGATGTCCAACTACCGTCTTTGGATGCAATGACCGAAACAGTAAAGGGTGCTGGTATTGCCGGTGAGGTAGACAGCCCTGTTTTAGGGCACTTTGGAAGTATGGAAACTGTACTTAACTGGCGTACGATTTCTAAACCTGGAATGAACCTAGCATCTCAAAAGGGGGTTAGCTTAGACCTGCGCGGCGCGCAGCAGTTTTACGACCCTGAAAAAAGTGAGTACGTCGTAAAGGCTGTAAAATGCGTGATCCGCGGCGTGCCGAAAAAAACCGAACTCGGCAAATTAGACGTTGGAACGACTACCGGATCCAGCAACACCATTGAAACTAATTATATTAAAGTGATTATTGCTGGCGAAACCGTGCTGGAAGTTGATAAATATAATTATATTTCTAATATTGGCGGTACTGACTATCTTGCCGATGTCCGTGAGGCGTTGGGTCTGAATTAAAAATAAATAAAGGGGGCGGCCCGCAGAGTGGTGCCCCTTTTAAAATTTGGAGGTAAATGATGAAAGTAGATTATAAAAAACTTAAACAAGGATTGGGAGAACTAACGGGATATGATTTTGCGGCCGCAGAGCAGCAGGCAAGGATTCTTGGAGATGGTACCCCTGAAATTGTGTACTCTAAAACATTCCATGCTGTTATTGCGGCGAAGGTTTTAGGTGTCACAATTGATGATATTAAGGGTTTACCAATTAGGGAATATGTTGCAGTGACTTCTAATGTATCAGTTTTTTTAGTAGGCACTTTGACCGATCAAGCCCTGCAGGAGTTATCCGGGAAATAGCAGTATGCTTATTTGAATATGGTAATGTTCATTTTTGGTTTAATCAACCAGTGAACGAATTAGAGAAATGGCTTGAAACAATAAGTGCCGTAAATAAAAAAAGAAAGCCCACTGCATGAATAATGCTGTGGGCTTTTAACGTAAATATTCTTTCTTTATTGGGGAACGCGAACAAACTTCGTCACAGTCTTTTAATACTGCTATCACGTCGGGGTCTTGGATGCCGTCATACGTATCAGGATCGTAGAGAGGCCTGTAAACGCCATCATATTTAGCAGAAGAATCATATTGTAATGCTTTTTCTTCCCGTCTATTTTTAATCATTGCATGAAAGAACCCGACTATACACATCAATATAAAACCAATACAAAACAAAATTGCAAGAATAATCATAAAGCTCACCTCTTTATAGTTATTATACTATAAATTTTTAATGGAGGCAAAAAATGGCGAATATATTTACGACAGCATTTGTTATAAATGGAATGCTATCTAATAGTTTTACATCATCGACCAAGATGGCAAATTCGCAATTGACAGAATTACAACAGACTGTTAAAAGAATAGATCTTGCTCAAAAAAAATTAAATGCTGAGTTTACTAATGGAGCTATGAGCGTAGAGCAATATGAAAGAAAAATGGGTAGATATCAAGATACGCTTAATAAAACTCAGCAACAACAGAAGTTGTTACAGGATAGATTGAATAAAAAAAATATTGCAAATTCTCAGTTTGTAGAGAGACGCCAAAGTTTCTTAACTACCGCAGCTGCTATTGGCACTATTGCTCAGCCGTTCATCTCTGCAGCTCAGACTGCAATGAAATTTGAATTTGCTATGTCTAAAGTTGGCGCTATTGCGAATGCAACAGGTCCGGAATTGACTTTGTTGACGCAAACAGCAAGGTCATTGGGCGAACAAACAAAGTTTACTGCGACGCAATCCGCTGAAGCAATGAGTTATCTGGGCATGGCCGGTTGGAAAACAAAAGAGATTGTTGCAGGTATGCCAGGATTATTAAATTTAGCTGCTGCCGGCAATACTGATTTAGCACGTACTGCAGATATTGTTTCTGATAATCTGACTGCTTTTGGGTTAAGTGCTGATAAAGCGCAACATATGGCTGATGTTTATGCTGTTACTATAACATCCACAAATACTAATGTGGAAATGTTGGGAGAAACGATGAAATATGCTGCTCCTGTAGCACACGCATTTGGGGCATCGATGGAGGAGACAGCCGCTTTAGCAGGTATTATGGCTAATAGTGGCATTAAAGCGAGTAATGCAGGTACAGCGCTGAGAGCTGGTTTAATTAGATTGGCCGGACCGCCTAAAATGGCAAGTAAAGCGCTAGAGCAGCTGGGGCTGTCAATGGAAGATTTGACAAATGAACAAAAAGAAGCTGCAATGGCTTTAAAAACTTTGGGTATTGAAACTGGCAATGCAGAAGGTCCTCAAAAGATGGCTATCATAGTAGGCCAATTGCAAGAACGAATGAAAGGATTAAGTAAAGAAGAACAGCTGGCTATGTCGAAAGCTATTTTCGGGCAGCAGGCAGCAGCGGGGTGGCTGGCAGTACTACAGGCAGGACCTAAAGTGCTTGGTGATTTGACAAATTCTTTAGTTAACAGTGATGGTGCGTCTGAAAAAATGGCAAAGCAGATGAATGCTAATGCAGAAGGTGCAATTATACGTCTTTCTTCGGCATTTGAGTCGTTGCAAATATCATTAGCAAATGGATTTTTACCTGTCATAGCTAATGTAGGTGATTCTTTAGCTGTATGGACGGGGAAGTTATCGGCTTTAGCTATAGCACACCCAATAGTAGCACAGGGGATCATATACACTATTGGAACTTTTGGGTTATTATGGCTTACATTTAAAACGGGTAGAGCTATTATCTCCGGCTATAATGCGTTTATGGCTACCTGTGCTTTATGGCAGACGACTTTGGGAAATTGTACGGTAGTATTAAGATCAAAAACAATGCTTCTTGCCGGCACACAAAGGACTGTGGCTTTGGCAACGAAGCTGTGGAGTGGTGGAATGATGTTGGTAAATGCGGCTATGGCAGCTTGCCCTATTGGTTGGTTATTGATTGGAATCAGTTTATTAGTCGTTGCCGGAACTATTTTATACAGGCATTGGGATACAGTCAAACAGTTCTTTACAACTTTGTGGGACAGTCCAATAGCTAGAATAGCCTTTTTTGTCACTGGGCCTGTAGGTTGGATCATTGGCGCGGTTACTGCAATAATTGCTAACTGGGATACATTAGCGGCATATTGGGATTATTTTTGGGATAATCCATCTGCTGCAATATTTAGATTCACAAGTTATATTCAGGAACAATTTACAAGTGCCGAAACCTGGCTTCGCGAAAAATGGCAATCTATCAGTAATTTCTTATCTACTCCTATTTTTGGCAAAGTTAATATTACGGCATCCGGTAATGGTGCAGAGGTTGCAGAAAATGCGTATGGCGGTATTTATGGCAGGGGGGCATTTCTTACTACTTTTGCAGAAAACTCTGGTGAAAGTGCGATACCACATACTCCTAATAAACGTAATATAGGCTTGCTGGCCAAAACTAATGAAATCATGGGTAATCCATTGGGTACCAGTGGCAGTATAAATGCGACTTTTGCGCCGCAGATCACCGTACAAGGGAATGCGGATACTGCTGAAATTTCAACTTTATTAGATCAAAAAATGCGTGAATTTAAAGCAATGTTGGCAGAAGTGCAGAATCAGAACAGGAGGCTTTCGTATGGCTAAAACCTATTACACAATCCAGGGCGATATGTGGGATGGCATAGCAAAAAAATTATATGACGATGAAAGTGGCGTAAACGCGCTGCTGGAAACAAATCAGCAATATGCTGACATAGTTGTTTTTCCGGCAGGTATTATTTTGGATGTGCCGGATTATGAAAAGCCTACTCCGACCAACTTGCTGCCGCCGTGGAGGCGTTAAATGGAAGCACGTAGAATATCGGCGATCATAAAATATAATAATAAAGATATCTCAGTTGATATCAGTAAATATCTAAAAAGCATCAGCTATACCGATAATCTATCGGGAGAAGCCGATGATTTGCAGATAACATTGGAAGACAAGGCAGGGCTTTGGCAATCGACATGGATGCCGGAAAAAGGAGCACTTCTAGATGTAATTCTGCAGCAAAAATATTGGCAAACTTTGTCGGCGTTACCACAAAGTTTGCGTTTGGGATTGTTTGAAATCGATGAAATAACAAGCAGCGGCTATCCGTCAGAAGTACAAATAAAAGCAGTTTCCGTGCCTGATAATAATACTCTTAGAGGTACTGAACGTAGCCGGAGTTGGGAAAAGGCAAAGCTGCAGGTAATCGCTAATGATATAGCTTCAGCTGCAGGAATGTCATTGTTTTGGGACACAGAAGAAAATCCGGTGCTGGATAGGGCAGAACAGACAGAACAGTCTGATCTGTCTTTTTTATATGCAATTTGTAAGGATAAAGGCCTGGCATTGAAAATAAGTGATAAAAAAATCATTATTTTTGATGAAGCAAAATATGAAGCGGAAAAAGCAAAGATAACAATAGTAAAACCAGGTACCGTTTATAAAAAAGAGTCTGGAATGAAATATTTGTTTGTTGGTACTGGCTACAGTTTGCGTACTAAAATTAGAGATATTTATGCTGCCTGCAGAGTTAGTTATCAGCAGGGCAGTTCAAAATCTAATATTGAGGCAACTTATACTGCTGCTGGTAAAAAGGGAAAAACATTGCAAGTAAATGAACAAGTTGAAAGTGTTGCGGAAGCATTAAATTTAGCAAAAAAACGGTTGCGCGAAAAAAATAAAGACGAAGTTACTGGATCTTTAAATATGTTGGGAAACTTTGTCTTATTATCTGGGGTTACAGTTAATTTATTAGGATTTGGAGCTTTTGATGATAAGTACTTGATAACCAGAGCATCACATGATATTGGCAGCGGTTATACGACAAATATCGATGTAAGAAGGTGTTTAAATGGATACTAATTTTATAAAAAACATAATTCGTATCGGGAGGGTATCTTCTATTGACGTCAATACAAATACTGCAAGAGTAGCTTTTTCTGATAAAGACGATTTGGTATCTGGTAATTTGATGATTGTAAATCGCGGAAGCATGGTTGACAAGGATTACTGGATACCTGATATTGATGAGCAAGTTCTGTGCTTAATGATGCCAAATAAAAGCGGACAGGGATTAAATGAAGGGTTTATTTTAGGATCTTTTTTTTCGGCAGAGGACGCACCGCAGGAGCGAAGTGCTGATGTAAGGGCTGTAAAATTTGGTGATGGTACTGTTATAAAGCATGATCGTAAATCCGGAAGTTTAACTGTAAATGCTACAGGTGATATTAGTATTATTGCTGGTGGAATGATAACCATTCAGGGAGCGGTAGTTGAAATAAATTAATGGGGTGATGGATATGCTGTATGCGACAAGATTAGGCGATACTGATACAGGACATGATGCTTGCCCAGGAACTGTACTTGTGAGTGCCAGTACGGATGTAATAATTAACGGTAAAGGTGCAGGACGTGTCGGCGATAGTTATGCTCCGCATGGATGCATCGTGCATCCAGCACATACAGCGCATATCGCCAGCGGCAGCAGCACAGTTCTTATTAATGGACTGCATGCAGCAAGGGTAGGTGATCCGATAGACTGTGGAGGCAGTGTCGCTTCTGGAAGTCCGGATGTAATCATAGGAGGTTAATATGCAAGTTGGATCTATGGGAGATATCCCTTTTGTTGTGTCATATGGTAAAATTCGTACTTTTAGTGATTACGGGCGTAGTGGTTCCGGCCGCTGGGTAAAGCACGATTTGATTGGTCGTAAACCTGTAATGGAGTTTTTAGGACCCGACGTTGAAAAAGTTAGCATGAAGATCCAGCTGCGCACTGATCACGGCATAAATCCTGAAAGCGAGCTGGGGCGGCTGAGGAAAATGAGGGACACAGGCGCAGTTTTTCCGTTTATTTTAGGTGGTGCGCCGGTATCTGATAATTATTGGTTGCTGGAGGATATAGGGGAAAACGTAAGCTATTGGCGGGCAGGCGGTAAAATACTTTCCGTTAGCGTCGATATTACATTGACTGAATATTCTACAGAGGAGGTGCGCTGATGGATTTTGAACTTACTGCGGGAGAAAGAGTTGACGTAGATTTTGCCCCAAAAAATGTGCAAATGGAAATTTTACAAAATTGCAGTACAATACTTAGCACGTCTAAGTTTAGCGTACCATTAGACCGTGACTTTGGCGTTGACGCAAACTATGTAGATGCGCCGCTGCTATCGGCTAAAGCGAAAGCAGAAAGTGAAATATTTGCTGCATTAAAAAAATATGAGCCGCGAGTTACGGTAAAACAAATTACATGGCGCTCTAATGTGGAGGGCGTTTTAAGAGCGAAAGTGAAGGTGGTCATAAATGAAACTTAGTGATCTGCCGGACATTGAATTTGTTAGTGCAGACGAACAAGAAATATTATCGGATATCATAAAGCTTTATACGGAAATAACCGGAAGGACCCTTGCACAAGGTGATCCTGTCCGGTTATTTTTATGCGTGATTGCGGCCATTATCCTGATGCTGTGCAATAAGATCAACTACACCGGCAAACAAAATTTATTGCGATATTCGGCAGGTGCTAACCTGGATCACTTGGGCATACTTGTCGGGGCAGAACGTATTGGCGCCAAGGCCTCTGTCACGACAATTAAAATAACCCTGTCGGAGGTGCGGTCCGTTGCGACAAACATTCCAGCAGGTACGCGGGCGACAGCTGGAGATAATGTGTTTTTTGCTATTGATCAGGATGCAACGGTCATAGCTGGACAGTTGGACGTCTCTGTAGCGGCTACCTGTACTGTGGCTGGTGTTCTCGGTAATGGCTATCTGCCGGGAGAAATCAATAAGATTGTTGATCCAATTCCGTACGTCGCTGGAATGGTCAATACCACAACGTCGGAGGGAGGTTCAGATGTCGAGAGTGACGATTCTTTGCGTGAGGCTATTCGCGAGGCTCCGGAGGGATTTTCGGTAGCTGGACCAGTGGGCGAATACATTAAAATTGCCAAACGAGCTTCGTCTTTGATTGTTGATGTATCGGTAATATCACCGGAGCCGGGGCAAGTACTGATAACACCGCTACTTGTAGGCGGCGGAATACCGGGAAAAGAAATGCTGGATATCGTAGAGGCAGCGTGCAGTGATAGATCTGTAAGGCCGCTCACTGACCATGTGCGTGTGGCTGCTCCGGAGGTTGTCAATTATGATCTTACACTCACGTATTACCTTGACCGGGCAAATGAAGCTAAATCTGTTGCCGTTCAAAGCGCGGTAGCGAAAGCGGTGGAGGATTATATCGATTGGCAAAAATCTAAGCTTGGCCGTGATATCAATCCGGACGAGTTGATCTGTCTTATTAAAAATGCTGGCGCCAAGCGAGCGGTTATATCTTCGCCTACTTTTCGGATCGTTGCTGATAACCATGTAGCGATAGCTGAAAATGTTAATGTTACATTTGGGGGGCTAGAAAATGAATGATCTGCAAAATCTGAATTTAATCGAGTTGCTACCCACTAGCATTGCAAGCGACGAAACGATAAGAAATATCTGTAATGCCATTGCAGAAAAATTACAAACGATTAATGAAAAAGCTGAATTAGTTTTGTTGCTGCCACGATTGGATCAGTTGCCGGAAACATTGGTGGATGAACTAGCTTGGCAATATCATGTTGATTTTTATGATTATGCGGCAGATATCAATAAAAAAAGGGCATTAGTGCGCAAGGCCATTGACTGGCATCGGAGAAAAGGCACTCCTGCTGCAGTAGAGGAAGTATGTACAGCTGTTTTTAAATCAGCAAAAGTTTATGAGAATTGGGAATATGGTGGGAAACCATATCATTTTCAGGTAAGAATGATTTCAGAAGGCATTCCAGATAAATCTGTTTTGGACAATTTGTATAGGGCAATTAAAGAAAGTAAGAATGTTAGGAGTTGGCTTGACGCTTTAAGTTTTGACCGTCAAATAGCTGGCTCCTTATTTGTTGGAGGGGTCTATTCTTCAATGAGAAAAGTGGAGATTTTCCCATCACAGATAAAACCACAGATTTTAAATATCAATAATTATTTTGGAGCTGCAATTTATGTACACAAAGGAGTTGAAGTAACATGCCAAACTGGGCAAATTTAATGTTGACTAAACAAGGAAAGGTATTACAGGCAAAAGCTATTGCTGGTAGTACATTAACGATCACTAAGATGAAATTGGGTTCTGGTATTATTCCAGATGGAGTATCGCCAGAAGATCTTACTGATTTGATTCAACCCAAACAAGCTTTAGGATTAACGGCAATCAGTGTTAATGGTGGATTAGCTAAAATTCAGAGTATTGTTACTAATGCTGAACTTTCAGAAGGATATTATATTCGTGAATGTGGTGTATTTGCAAATGATCCTGATGTTGGGGAAATAATGTATGCGATAATGACAGATACATCTCCTGATTTTCTGCCTTCCGCATCAAGCTCTGTTGTGATTTCAGAAGAATTTAGTATTAATGTAGTAACGGAAAACATGGCGAATATAACAGCGATTATTGATCCTGAAGGTATAGTAACAGTGGCTAATGCAAGAAAAATTGCAGAGGATAAAGTTACTGAGCATAATGAAGATACAGAGGCTCATCCAAATGACTTTAATTTAAAAGGCATTACTATTGGCAAAGGTAATGTTATTGCAACTAAAAAGGGAGATTTACTAACTCTTTTGGCAGGGAAAGGAATTAATTTACTTAGTGATATTAAAAATAAGATAATCACGATCGTTGGAAAAAGTAAGAATGCATGGAATCCGAATGAGAAAATTATAGCTGGAGATATAAGATATACCGAAGACGGTAACGGTCCAAGCTGGGCTTATTTGTTATGTAAAACTGCAGGAAATACAGGTACCGTTGAACCGACTTTAGAAGCTAATGCTATTGTAGGACAGGAGATAAATGACGGCAGTGTTGTATGGACGGTACAAAATATTAGGCCTACTGCTTTAGATTCATATCCGGTAGGCAGTATATATATGTCTGTAAATTCGACATCACCTGCAGATCTTTTTGGCGGTACGTGGGAGGCAATGCCGGCAGGACGTGTTTTGCTGGCACAGGGGACATCAGAATGGGGAGTAGAATACAAAGCTGGCAGTACCGGTGGCGAACACGAACATCAGTTATCTGTCGGGGAAATACCACGATTTACTCCTACGGGAACATTAAGCTCTGCTGCTCTTACAGGTTATCAAAATTTTTGGAGCGTCACATGGAATGATGGCGGACCATTAGGTGGAGCAAGTGGAATAATCTCCCAGAGCACATACGATGGAACTCCAGGCTGGGTTGGTGCTAGTACCGGTAGTCAAAAGCCAGGCAGGTCTAGTATTAATGCGTCGCACGCACATAAATTAACCTTTGAATCAATCGGCGGCGACAGCGCTCATAATATTATGCAGCCGTACCTGTCTGTTTTTATGTGGAAGCGCACGGCATAAGGAGGAAGTCACAAATGCAAGATTTAATTATTTATAACGAAAATCAGGTCATTATACAAGCTAATAGCAAAACATATCAAGAAACAAAAGAAAATTTTCTTGCTGACTATGAGGAAAAAGTCAATTATCAAACTATTGATTATAATCGAACAACGCAAACTTGCTGGTTAAACGGTGAAGCATTTCAAGCGTATCCAAACACAGTATGTGAGGATATTTTGAATAGCATTGATACACTTTTGGAAAAGCAGGCGAAGCGTGAATATATAGTGCCTACCATTGATGAACTTAAAGCTATCAAGCTGTCAGAGGTAGACGCTTGGACTGAAAGGAAAATCACAGGCGGTTTTATATCTGAATGCACTGGTGAGATAGTAAGATATGATAGCGATAAGGACACGCAGCTTACAGTGTCTAGTGATCTTAATACAATCAATTCAGCTCTAGATAAGTTTTCAGAACATTATCCAGAAGGTTATCCAATGCGTGGCTATCCAGAAGGTAGATTAGATAAAAGCGTATATTATTTAAGCGTAGAACAATTGATTAAGTGGAACGTAGATTTAGGTTTACACAGAGGGAAATGTAAGCAGCAAGGTTGGGAAAAACAGGCAGAGATAAAAGCAGCAAAAAGTAAAGAGGAATTGGATATAATCTATATTGAGTAAATTAGCAGGAAATAATAAAAAGATGTCGAATTTTGCTAATAAAGAATAAAATAGAAAAGGTGAATA